ATTAAAATTAATTAATGTGCAGGCGGAAGCACACCGTGTCTTCAAGACGTCAGGCAGACCCGGCTAGTTAATAGCCGTTCCTTATTATTTAATCGGGCTTTAAACCGAATAAGGAACAATATTAACCTAGCACGTATCTGAACCTCCAACAAGGTGACTTAACTGCACCATTAATCAGAAGGCTCACACCCTAAACTGGTTGACGATTGAAGTAGGATTAAGTTCTAGTGTAATTTTAATTATAAAGTGACAAACGGAAATATTAAGATAATTCAGTTAAGGAAGTTAATCCCTAAAGTATTAGCCTTATATTGTTCGGATGCACAGTTACTAAAATCAATTCATCTATTTCTAGATAAATTCCAAGATCTTGAAAAGACACGTGGTTTAAAATTTGCACTAATCTATTTCAAAAGAAGTAGATTGCATTTTACTAAATACATGTCTGGTCAGCCTCTTCTTTCCGTGGATGGGGTTAAAATTCTTCCGACAGGTATGCCAGTTTGAATAAACGCGATAGTATCCGAATTGGATTTAAATAATCCAAACGTACTTCGTATGATTCTAACAGGACTTACAATAGGTCGATGTTTTAACTTATCTCCAGTTTTAGATACTAAAACTATAACCGATGAATGGAAAGGTGTTTTACCTAACATTTCTGAAAGGGAACATCAACACATTCTAAGGTCATTAGGAATTAAGAAGTTTAGATGGGAATGATCTGAATTTCACTTTTCTACAAAGTCTGGTCCAAACGGGCCGGCTATGTTAACATCATTAACTGATTTGACGTATTTACCATTATCCCTTAAGAATGATATATTCTTAGTAGGGGGTAGATACCTGAAAGAAGTAATGACAAAACTGTCGTCAGCCACTATGGACGGAAAGACTTTTATTGAAATATGAAACAAGATGTTCCCATCCAGAGATCGAGGGTTGTTTAAGAAACTATCCTACTTTTCTGACAAGGAAGGTAAGACTAGAGTAATAGCGATTTTGGATTATTGGTCTCAAACGAGTTTAAAGCCACTTCATACTTATATTAATTCAGTATTAAGGCGTATAACTAGCGATTGTACGTATAATCAAAATCACTTTCTCAAATGCTTACCCACTTCAGGACCATACTACAGCCTTGATCTAACTGCCGCAACCGATAGAATGCCTATAATTTTACAAAATAAAATATTAGCCTCCATCGTGGGAGAAGATAAAGCTGATGCATGGGTTCGTATTCTCATCCAGAATGGGTATTCACTTCCTGACGGTAAATCCGTATTATATAATACAGGACAACCAATGGGAGCTTATTCATCTTGACCAGTGATGGCTTTAACACATCATTACATAGTACGATTAGCAGCTTTAAAATGTGGGTTTCTGCATTTTACTGCTTATGCGTTACTAGGTGACGATATTGTTATAGCTAACACGGTAGTAGCCGAGAAATATATTGAGCTTCTTAAAATATTAGACATGCCCTTATCTGAGCACAAAACACATATATCTTTAACGACATATGAGTTTGCAAAGAGATGGATACATAATAATATTGAAATTACTCCATATTCCTTTTCGGGTTTATATGAAACTTGAAAGCAATACCCATTACTTTCTAATTTTATAGAAAACCAAGAACTACATGGTTGAGATCTGGAAGACAAGGGAAACTCGGGAAAAGTCCTTGAAGTAGTGTATAATCATTTTGGAAAATTTTCACAAGTGAAAAGAACTTCCAAATTATACAATACCTTCACCATGTTAAACAAGTTTCTTAAAGAAACAAATTTAATGATTAAGGAGGAAATTGCTTATAAAATTCAGCAATTTCTTGCTTATCCTCGACCAGAAGAAATAAATATAGCGGATTTTACAAACGCTTGTATTCAAAGTATTCTAATCGAGCAAGGTAAAGAGGACCAGAAGAAGTTATTAGAATCCCAACGGGATATGCTAAGATTTACATCAAAAGCATTATTAAGAGTCTATTTGTCGCCTCAAGAATGAGAAGCGATAGAAATAGAACTTCGAAATAAGAGGCCAATAGAAACCTTAGGGCATCTAATACCAACTTCTGTGGCGAGACTAACCATGTCAATACGTCGAACGATACAAGAATATCACCCGATAAACGGAGCCGTCGGTAAGATCAATCGTGATCTTACTGAATCTCTGATTATTGTCGAAAATGGAACTCCAGAACAACTTCTAAATGTTTTCATGAAGAAGGAATTCGCGAGTTTCATTTCAACGGATATATTCTCGATGCGTTCGGCCAATCAGAGATTATTATCACAAAGTAGATTAGTTAAAGGTTACATGTCTAAAAGTAAAAGTTTCTTCGCAGATTCTTTAAATTTTAGAGATTTTAACCCTTAAATAATAACTGTGCTCAAACAATATGAGAGCCCTTCATAAACGTTGTCAGTCGCCCAACAACGAAGTTATTTTCACAAATAACTTGGCTTTTGAAGGTGTAT